CTGTTCTAGCTGTACTTCATCATATTTTTCATCTAGACCTTCTAAATCTTTTATAGTTTGTTCTATATCTAGACGTAAATCTGATAAAAGATTCTCTTCTTCTAATTGAATGAAGTTTGTACTATAAGTAAAGTTACCCATTTTCTATTTAATCATAAATTCAATATCGCCAAAGATAGTTCTTACAACAGAGCGAGTATAATTATTAAAATTGTCTAAAATAATCTTTCTAATTAATTGATATTCTTGAGAATCTTTATCTAAAACTTCCTCTACTTCTGAAAGTACAATAGCTTGAAATTTTTTATTCTTCCTAGAAATATAAGATACTATATCTAATAGGTCTAAACCTTGAATAATTGTATCTTTTTCCATCCTTACCTCCTTTAAATTATCTTTCTCTTTCCTTTACGTCAATTAAGATTCTGTTTAGGGATTGAACGCCTCTAGGTATGATGGATTTAATATCCATTATTTTATCATCTACCACCATATAACCATTATCTTGTACTTGCTCTACTATAGTTATATGTTCAGAAGTTCTTTTAATTTGAACTCTAGCGTCACCATCAAAATACTTTCCCCCAACTTGCCACCCCATTAAATCAACATCTCCCCAGGTAATATGACCACTAATAGAATAACTCGACCACACGGGTATCCAATATACACCAGAACAAACAGGACAAAAAGAATCTACAGAAGTATCAGTAACAGGGTCTAAATCACATACAGGACAAGCTATACTAGAAGCTACTACATAGAAATCTACCAATCTTCCAATAGCTCCTCTAATAGCATCTATAACTTCTTCTGTGTTTTCTGGAAAAACTATACTAACCATTAATCATCAAGTATCCAAATCTTATGTCTAAAATTAGGGTTGTTCTTTCCACCCCCACCACCACCCTTAGGAGGCTTAATAAATGGAGGTTTTTTACCCTTGGAGCCTCCTCCACCACTACTTTCAGCTGGTACAAAATCTACAAATGCCCCAACCCAAGAAAGTTGTGTCTTTGTCCCATTATCTTTCTCAGTTATACCAATTTCGATTGAATCAAGTGCGCTTACTGCCCAAGCTGCACTAGTAGCTGGGTCTGTTTCAAAAATCTTAGATGCCATTTGCCAGTTTAGTTGTGACCCAAATGCGACTGATTCACTATCTGTTGTACCACTACGGAACAAAACAGCTGCGTTTGCGCCTGCTCCATTACGAATTATAAAGGTAGACGCTTGTACTGCTTTAATCGTCCCACTAATTCCAGCGTTAGCTGCGCTCTCTAAAGCTGCGGTATATTTCTCGTCTATAACTTGGGTTGTTAATAAGTAAGATGTAGTTGTATCACATCCAGGTCGTTCATCTACTTGCTGATATAATTGTCCTGAACCTGCTCCAATAGTTGCACTAGTATAGTTTCCATTACCAGTTGGCCCCATGTACTCAACTTGTCCTGGCCCTGGATAAGCTGCGTCATCAATACAAACATCATCAAAGTATATATCATATCCCTGACCATTTCTATTGGTGGCTTTTCCAATGTATAATTCTGAACCAGTTCCATCTGTTAAGTTACCAGTTCCAGAAAGTTCTGATGTACCATTAATCTTAACTTCATATGGCCCATTAACTGATCCTGTACCGCACTTTGCCTCAATCATTGTCCAGGTATTCAAAGGTATAACGGTTGTACCATCTGAACCCAGCTGGGTTGTACCATCTGATGCATATGCCTGTAACTTTCCATCACTAGTAAGTCTGATGGTCATTTTTACACCAGCACTACCAATAACCTGAGCAATTTCCTCACTATTAGCTGCTGGACGTGTTACAACATAAATATAAATACGGGGAAAAAGATTAGTAGCTAAAAATACTTGTGCAGTTCCATTAGTAGCAAAGCCGGTTAATCCAATAAACCCTATTCCAGTTGTCGCTGGATTAACTCTAAGAGCATAATCACCAGTACGCTTTATAGTTGTTGAAATGGATATATTTCCAGCAGAAGCTGTATTGACTTCACCTCCACCATTTGCTAAGGAAAGCAACCCAAGTTCAAAGCCACATATACGTCTAACAGTCATAGAATATTATCTCACTCGTAATCTAGTCCAGCAAACGCCTTCACCATTAACAGTAGCATCAATATAAATATCAGCTAAATCCTGTACATTATAATAAAGCAGCTCTTCTTTAGCACTTAATTGATAACCACTAACAGCAGCTGTATTTACGTCTCCTACTTCTATAATTCCAGTATTAGCAGCTAACGCTTTAATATACAACATACCATGTACTTCACCAGCACCTAAAACTACCTGTGTACCAGCTGTAGTTACAGTTGTTCTTCCTGATAAATTTGCTATAGTCATAATTTCCTCCTATGCCTTAATCCAACAAACGCCATCATTATCTACGAGAGAGTCCACAAATAGTTCATTCATATTATCAATATGAGCAACAATAGACTCACCAGGAGAAAGCTCATAACCATTAGAGCTAGTTACATCATCAGCACCATCATTACCAACAAATACTTGTAGCAAATTATCATCCAAAGCTCTTACGTAGAATCCATTAGTACCTGCTACATTTGGGCCTTGAACAGCTGTTCCTGCCGTGGTTACAGTAATTTGTCCAGAAAGTTGTCCTGAAGCTGTTACAATAGATGTAATTAAAATACCTTCTATTGCAGTTTTAATATCTGATAAATCAGTTTGAACTGTACCAGGTAAAGTTAATACATCTACCTGTCCCTCATTACCATTAATAAAATTATCTAATATTTCAACAGCCACTTTAATTGCAGTTATATCAGCTTCACTAGTTCCAGGCAAGCTGGCAATATCTACATTACCAATATTATTATTACCAGCTGCAATACTAGCAATATCAACTTCATCAATATTAATATCACCTTCTAGAGTAATTCCAGAAGCTATTACAACTTGTAGTCTGCCTTCTGAATCAATAGCTAGATCAACAAAGTTTCCAGTATCTTGATCTATTAAAGTTATAGTCATTATTATCTCCGTTTATAATACATTCATAAAGAGATTATTCCAAGTCTTTGCAATTTTTTCCCACGAATATTCTTTACTGGTAAATTTAGCTAAAGCTTTTTTAGATAAACTATTATACAAATCTTTATTATTATAAAGAATTTCTAATTGTTCTGCTATAGCTTCAGGAGTTACTAACTTACCAAATGTAAGGGTATGCTCAAAACACAATTCTTGACTGGTAGGTATAAGTAATCCACAATCCCTAAAAAGTTCTTGACAAGAACTATGATCTGGTACAATTTGAGGAGCTCCGGTTACAGCATGTTCTACATTTGTCAAGCCCCAACCTTCTCCTAAAGAAGAGTTGATTCCAACATCAGTAGCATTATAAATAGCATTTAATTTTTCATCTGTAACAGTTTGAACACCTTTTACTGTATTAGTTACAATTAATCTTTCTTCTAAGTTGAAGTTATACTTTTTTCCAAACTTTTTAGCTAATCTCAAAATATCATAACCAACATCAGAAATACCTGCATGATGATAATATTTTATTGATTTAGGCTTATCTTTAGCAAACTGAGCAAAACCCTCAAAAGCCAAATGGATTCTTTTTCTAGGTTGGTTACGATTAGCATTTAGCACTATCCAGCTTTCTAAAAAATTCTTTTCCGCTGGAAAAATACCCATTTTACATTCTATTTTAGGTTTATCAAACTTATAAAATGTTTTGGTATCTATACCATGAGGAATTATACTTAAAAGTATTTCAGGATGTACTTCTTTTACAGCATCATAACCAAATTGGGTATATACTACGGCTTGGTCTACTACATCAAAATGCTCAAACCAATCATGGTCGGGCATAGTAGAATCCATTGGCATGTAAGTTACAATTCTTGGAATCTTTTTAAATTGCTTTTTTATTTCAGATAAATATTCATGGATAATCCAGAGATCATTCAGAATAAAAATTAAATCAATATCTTTATTTACAAAATCACCTATTCGGTTAAACCCATAAATATGTCCTTTAGTTCCTGCTGGATATACTTTTAAGTAATCATATTTATGAGGATCACCATAATAGTTTACTCCTAAACATAAAATTTCATATTTATCTCTTGGTAAATTTTCTATAATAGAGTGGTTTACTCTACTAAAACCAGTAGGAGTTATAAAATCTCCGATCCAAAGCACCCTAACCTTCTCCTTATTACCTTTCATTTTATCTCCTTAAAAATCTGTTTTATTTTCGTACTTATTTCCTATATATCCTTTTAGACTCTGCTTTCTAGCTTGGGCTAATCTTTTTACAGGTGGTTTTAGAATATCTGTTAATAACTTCCAATCTCTATCTATTGAACCTTCTTTTGAACGATTACCTTCTATATTAGAATAAGATATTTCTGCATCTCTCCAACTACCTACAGCCCAAGAGTTCTGTTCTAGAGAGCCTTCTTTAGTAATGATAGATGCCATAAGAATAATAGGTTGTTCATCACCATTTTCTATAATAGGGGGTTCAGGAAATAAGTAAGTAAAATTCTGATTACGATAAACATTATAATCAGTATCAACTAAATACTTATAGTTCCACCATCTCTGTAAAGCTTTTACAGACATAACTAAAGCGGTTCTTAACCACTCATCTGCATATCTATAAGTAGCTGGGGTAATATCTCCTAGATGTAATCTAAGACCATCTATAAGGTAATCTAGATTTGTGGAGGTTTCAATAGGCATTATTTAACTCGTAAATTCCACTTGCTGTAACTCGGCTAACCTACCTTCTAAAGCTCGAATAATCTTTTCAGACTTCTCTTCCTGTCTAGCCATATCTAATAATCTCATAACAGGGGCTTGAGAAGTCATCTTATTATAAGCATTTTGTAATTTGAAGAATGGGCTGTTTAAAAGCTCAAATAACTCTTCATCAGTCATTACATTAAAAGGATTTACATCAGATTCAACAGGGTGTTTGGTACGATCATATAAAATTAAAACCCCCTCTTTAAAATGACTAGGGTTCATTCGCCGTAAGTAAACATCTTCCTTCTCTGACCAAACATCAACAAAGCAACCCTCATCACTTCGTCTAGGATCGCCTTGTAACATAATATCAGATGGAACCCCCTGTTCTGCTCTAAAGGGGTCTAATATCTTTACATAAACCTTACCCAAAATAGTTTTCTTATAAGTCCTAAATGGACTTCCTATCTGCATAGCAGAGTACGTTTGTACGTCACTCATTTTAATATCTCCTGTCCTTTGTATACTTTAAATTTAGAAAGGGGAGAGAAAAACTCTCCCCTTATGAGTTAGCCTGTAGTATCGACTTCTATTGTAACAATACCCTGAGCTCGGTCAATAATCATGCCGTGGCGTTGATATACTTCTAAGAACCACTGAGGAGGCGTAGGGGCCATATCTGACCACTGCTTCCATTTAGGTTCACCATAAGTAATAAACTCACCAGCTTTGTGACCGATTACCAAAATACGAGGGGTAGGTAGGATTAAGGCATTGTAATCTTCTGGATTATCATATACCTGTTCTAGAGCAACCAATGGAGCTCCATAATACTTACCTAAGAAGCCTCTCTGCATAACCTCTTCTAACTGACTATCTACACCAGCAAAAGTAGTACCATCATTCCAAAATGCACCAAATTTGGTGATTGGAGTTAAGGCAGCTCGTGTACCTACTACAGCTTTTACTCCACCAGCTTGCTGATTAACAAAGTCAATCGCATCTTCTAATGCAGTAGCAGTAATAGTAGCACCAGCATCAATGTAGTTATTAGGTGTATTGACAGCTGTCCAGATTGTAGTTAGAGCAGTATAGACTTTGTTCATATAAAAGTCTCGTAGCTTAGCTAACATTTCTCTACGAATTTCATCTACAGTACCTAGTTCACCAGATTCCATTTCCCATTCATTCCAAGTTACCTTAACATCAGAACCATCTAGAATATAGTTGGCTCGTTCCGCTACAGTAATCTCACTAGCTAGGTGAATAGAACCAGGAACCAAAGTTCGTACTTCGATACCTTTACGTAGTTTCTTTACGAGAACGTCACCCTCCCTCAAATTGCGAGTATCTAGCAATAGACTAACAAAGTCAGTCGTAATATGATTAGGTTGAATATACTCAATAATCAATTCAGCTAGGGCCTCACGATTCTTTCTATCCTTTGCAAGTGACGCAATTGCTTCTCTTAATTGTTTCTCTTCCATTATAGATTCTCCTGAAATTTATTTAACTGTTACCAGTTAAGTCGGAAGGTTAATTTATTATCGGTAGAATTGTAGCGTTCTACCTGAGCGAATCCACCCTCAGAATAGTCAGCATCTACTTCTAGTTTACCAGCATCAACACCATTACTAGATACCTGTAGCCAAGTACCAGGAACCTCAACGTCTGCACTATAAATAAATGCACCAGAAGGAACAGTGAATACACCAGGGCCAAAAGCTAAAGCTAAAGCACCAGATGGAATAGTTCTACCTTCTGTTACAGATAGTGGGGTTAAATGAACATCTACACTTGTTAGGGGAACATTTGCAGCTTGGTCAAATCCACCACGTAAAGCGAACGACAATTGTGGGTATGGTACATAAATTGGGGGTTTGGTATTATCTACGGCGTGAGTAACTACAAAGTGTGCTTTCTTTGCATCGGTAGCATCATCAGGTAATTTAGCCCCAGGTAAGTCAGTTTGACTACCAAAATTGATGGACTGGCTGTGCGAAGTAAGCAAAACCATTCGACCATCAACAATATCTTCTAGGACTACTACACCTGTAATATCTGTGTACTTATTGATTTCCATTGTTATACTCCCGTTATTTCTTTATCCGAGCCATTAAAGCATCGGCTAAAGCCTTAATATTTGTGGGATCAGACGTATCTAAATTAGCTAGATTAGGAACGCCATCATCTCTAGAAGCATTAGCCTGAGGATTTTTCTCAGCAAACGCTACTAGTTCCTGAACCATAAAGTTCAAAGCAGACTCTTCCAAACCTAACAACATTTCACGATTAGTAGCGAAATACTCATCGTCTTTTTCAATTTTAGCTTCAGCAAACTTAGCTATAATAGAAGCAAGCTTTTCAGCCTCAGCCTTATCTTTTTCAACCGAAGCTTTAAATTCTCTAAGCTCGGTTAATTCAGTCTCATTAGTAGCTAGAGCCTGTTCCTTCTCAGAAACATGGCCCTCTAATTCAGTAACTTTCTTCTGAGCATCAGCTAGCTGAGACTTTAGGGTTTCTAATTCTTCCATTTCAATATTATCCTCCACACTGGATGGAACATCTATAGAAGCTACAGCTAGTACTGGAGTTCTACCTGCATATGCTGGTAATCCAACTAATGTAGCAGCTCTTAAATAAATATTAATTAAATCTTCAACTCCATCATCATTCTTTATAGTACTTTCAAAGGGAATTTCCCAAGAAATTTGAGGAGATCGACCAGCATTAAACTCATTTAAAATAAATTCAACATCTTCTGGTCTTTCTTTAGCCCATAAAGCAGCTAATCCTTCAATGCGATTTTGGATTCTAACCAGATTAGTAATAACACCTATAGGTAAAGCATCATCATGCCCAGGCTTAATTTGACCTAAAGCCATTTTAATAGGCATACTAATTCCAGTTTTAATTAAGTTTTCAAACTCACTTTCTGGAACTCTTTGATGATTTTCATTTGGATTACTATCGGTTAAAATAAATCTCATCCAACGCAAAGCAGGATTCAAGGTTACAGATGCAAAAGCTTCCTGCCCATCAATGTCACTCTGAACAATAAGCTCAACATCAGAAGTAATTTGTTCTGTGTTTTCCATATTTAATCCTCATTTGTTGGAAAAAAGAAAAAAATTTATTTCCCCCTCAATTGTTTATGCAATAATTATTGTATACACTCTCTATATAATATAGGGAAAAATAGTACAAAAAGATACAATAAGCCTTACAATAATTATTCTTTTGGCGGGCTTTTTGGTTTGGGGGTGGGTTTATTTTGTGGATTTTGGGAACCACCTTGAGGTTGAGGACTGAATGGCTGAGGTGCAAATTCAGGTAAATCCATACTCTCAATCATCTTCTCTTCCTCTTCCTTTAGCTCAAACTCATCTTCCAAGTTATAACCAAATGCTCTAACATAAGATGTTCTAGAAATATTTCCAGTTTCATATAATTTAGTAATAGCTTCATTAAAGAATCTAAAGCTATTAAGATTAATTGGAGTAAATCTTAATACAGTATCTCCAGGAAGATTATTTCTGTCAAAAGTTTCTTTTAAAACAGAGTTTAAAACTTTTAGAATTTTAGCTCTAAAGTTTTCCATTGTTTTAACAGGACTCATCATAGCATATTCTGGATTGGATGAACCCGATCTTTCTGTTTCCCCTGTAACTAAAATTGCAGGAAATCCTAATGCATAGAAAATATCTCTGTTTACATCCTTATATTTTTCTTCATTCAATAAAGCATTAACATCTGGAAATACCCACTCTACACTTAAAGTGTGAGGAGCAAATAATTGAAATATTCTTTCAATATCTGTTCCAGAAGTATTTCTCCAAAACATCTGATTCTTTAATTCATCAAGCTGGTATTGGTCATCTTCTGTTAGAGGAAATTCATCACTACCTAGCTTGAATAATTGAATAGCGGAAATAACTCTGGACGCTATAGAATAATCCATTCTACGAATATTTCTTTTATGTTTCATAGATTCTACAGCATTATATAAATATGGAATTGGATAAGGAGAGTTTGATAGGGGTCGTCTACGAATAATTAAAGGATTCTGTAATCTAAATTTTCTAACCCCGTTCTTAACAGCTTCTATAAATCCTGGATAATAAGTTTGTAGAAAAAACCATAAATCGGGGTCGGAAGTGCCATCCATATATTTACCATTATTCATAATAAACATAGCTATCTCATCAGAAATCTTTACAAAATAAGTAGGCATATCAGCAATAACAGCTTTTATTTCTATAGTCTCTGGATCACGTAACCACATGGAAGTAGGTAAAGTCATAGAATTATATTTCTTAACTCCCAAAGACTTTAGAACATCTTTATCTACTACACTATAAGAAATTTCTGGTACTACCAAACCAGTAATTAAAAACTCTAATGCCATAGCTTCTGCAAATTCTAAAAATGGTTCTAGTAATCCTTCTACAATTTTCTCTTCATTATTCTTTAGATTGACTCTCTCAAAATCTAAAGCAGTAATACCAATATCAATCATTTTATTAAGGATGGATGAACCAATAGGATCATGTTTGTAAAAGAATCGACAAGCTTTTATAGCAGTTTTATACTCATCTAAATCGAGTATATCTAATTTATCAACATCCTCCCAAGACCAAGGATTGTCTACAGTAATATTACTCTGTAAATTCATAAAAGCTGCTTTAGCAAACTTTGGTTTTGGAATAAGTTCCTCTGAAATTTGTTCAGTCATATTTTTATTTCATCCACTGAGCTGTAAATAATTTAACGGTTTTTTTACGAGGTATAAGCAATTCATTTTCTAAATAATATGCCATACCTGCACACAATAAAGCGGCAGTAAAGTGATCTTCTCCTCTCTTTCCCCCTTTAGGAGTAAGTGTTTTATACTGAATATCCCCCGATGGGTTTTTAGAGTAGGTCATTCTCTCTAATTCAGAGATCATTTCTAAATCTCTGGTAGAATAAACTATCTTATGGTTATAAGAATAGTTTTGAAGTACAGAAACAGAAAATGGTTTGGTTCTCTGTTTTAGTTCATTACCATCTGAATCAAATCCTAAAGAAGTCATTGATGCAAAATTGATTGAAACCATTCTCTTTTTATAATCTTTATGAATATAATCATCTGATTCCATTAACCTTTGACTAACTGCCAAGCCGGATGATCCTTCATCAATTCCTATAATAGATGGTTTGAATTTAGTATCTAACCAGTCAATTATTTTATCTTGAATATTATAAGATACTTTATTTAGTTGTATTCTGGCATATATTTTTAGGAATCCATTCTTATCTTCTGTAAGAATAATAATAGCTGTGGGATCAGTATATCCTAAGTCTATACCAAAAAGTGTTTTTGTTTTCTCGGTAATAGCTGGAAGAAAAGAAAGTTTTGTATAGTACTCAGCTAAATTACTTTGTAGTTTAATACCATCAATAACTGATTTATAAACAGAATAGGATTCTATATTAAATAATCTTCTATCAAATACTGCAAAAATAGGAGCTCCATGTTGTCCTAAAACAAGATGAATAAAGTCATCATTTTCTTTACTTCCATATTGCTCAATAGCTCTAACTTCATCTTCTGGTGTAAATCTAGGATTATCATAAGCAGATACTCTATGCTTAGTATAATTAGAGTTTTCCATATCTGTATGATATAGAACATTATTTTCTCTTAATCCAGTCGGAACTCCAGCTACCATCATTCTAAATCCTTTAGTAAAGGTATTTAAAATAGGTTGAAGTTCAATCCAAGTACCCCAAGGATAGTAACCTCCTTCATCCAAAATAACAACAGGAGTATGCAAGCCAATCACATTAGCGCCTGTACCAGATTGCCCTGCAATACGACATAATAATACCGCATTATTTAATAAGGTGATTTTATAATCG